AAAAGAAATTTCTTTAGTTTTATGACCTTTAAACAGGTTAGAGAATTAAAAGATAATTCTAATATTTATCAATTCCCTATCCAATCATTTTACAAAAATAATCAAAGAAAAAAAGGGTAGAGGGTAATCTACAAGGGATTGCTAAAAAGATATAATTATATTTACAATTATAATACCCCTTAGAGTAATTTGCTCATATTTGGCAAGTTGAATATTGATTGAATATTTATTGACCTTTTATTTTAAAAGCTTTTTAATACCTATTCGTTCTACAACACTCATAAACAGCATTGTGATAACGCAATCTGATCCCTTCCTTACTGATAGGCATATAGAATTTCTTTAAATCATTAAAAGATATTTTATGAGGAAAGTTCCTAAGTTGTATAATCTCCCTATCTTTTTTATGTAGTTTTAGCAGTATGGTTATAACGAACTCATATACAGCCACTTGAAAAGGATTTAACCTCAATGTCATTTTAGGCTTTTCATGGTAGGAGTGATCCATCTCATCAGGCTTTATAGTTAGCAAATCGTACATAGAAGGAGCATTTTTACAAAGTTCCTTAGGCTTTGGCAGCTTAGAGTCTACAAAAGATGCAATCTGAAAAAAGGAATCCAGTTGGCTTGTATCTAGTTCATCAGGGAAGCGATTAATCATAATGTGGGTAATTTCAAATCAGTTTGTATTATTAATTATATTATTAATTATTGAGTAGCGAAAATCATACACCCAAAGAGCATTCATCATACTTCCTCCCTATTAAATTTAATTACTTTTCCACAGCCTTTTAATTGCTTAATCGTTCTGACTTGATGCAAACCTTTTTTAATTTTGTTTCTTTTATTCTTATTATGCTTAATGAATTCCTGGATTTTAGGGGGGTCAAAAGAATACTCATTGGACTCATTCTTTTTAGGCTGCCTGAAACCTACCAAACCAAACATGGCCAATCTATCTAAATGTCTTATAAGAGTCTGCCTGGTTTTAATGCCAGTTCTTTGCATCATATATCTATGGCTGGGTCTAATTCCATAGGGTGCATTTTCTAAGCTCTTCAAAACAATATAAATCATTTTTTCAGCAGCGTTTAAATGAGGATTGTTAATTAAAGAATTCTCAATTATGGTATAAGAAACCTTATATTTAATTTGGCTTTTTTTCATATAATGTAATTAGTTTTTTTCCATCCCAATAGTAGCCTGTGATTTTTCGTTTATTTTTCTGTTTCACACCAATTCCTTTTTTAAAATTTCTTTTAAGGGAAACAAATCCTGTTGCGGAATACCCCAGACTTTAGGTCTATGAGCTTGTCCAAAGTCAGTTAAATATTTATCCTGCATGGCATCTTTTGCATAAATCGCACCAGCAATAGTAAATTCAGGAGTATTTTCTAAAACTAAAATATACAAATCTTCTGGCTTGGCATTTTTTCTGATAATTAAAAAATTATTATTTTTCTTTTGCTGCGTTCTAACTTGTAAATGTTTCCCATTATAAATTAGGTCAGGTTCTTTCCAGGAATTGACATGGCAGCCAAAATAAATGTGAAGATGTTTTGCTGTTGCAACTTCTCCCATTGCACCCATAATGGAATCTTTAGCCTGGTCTGTGAACCCTTTATCATAACCCCAACCGAAACCCTGTTCCATTCGGATATTTTCCAAACATCTGGAAAGTCCGACCTGGCTACCGGTATCTATTTCAAACCATTCAAGGCGCACCACATTACTCACAGCTATATCCTATAATTAAATAATCATTTTCTGTGTACCATCCCTGCAAACTAAAATTATTATTGACTTGTTGTTTATAGACAGAAATATCTTGTATAATTTTTTCTCCAGCTTCCACACAATCCATTTCATTAAAAAAAATATATTTTTGTGAAAACAATTGGCCTGAAAATAAAAAATAAATAACCACCACTAATTTCATTTAATAATAATTTCTGTAATTTCTGTTACCCAAGATTTAGGAATGACATTGACATTGCCTATATCCATTTCACCATCTTCATCTAAATTATAGTCAGCAAACAAAATTACTTTTTTACTGTTTTCAAAAAGCTTGTAGCCAATAGAATGACAGGTTGCTGCCTCCAACTTGATTCCTTTTTTTTCTGACATCCACTCTGCTGAACTGGTTGCATCAATCCAAACAACCTGAACCAATGGATATGAAATTTTACTTGGATTTTTATTCTTCTTACCCATTTAAAAATGCCTCATAGCCTTGCAAATTTGCCTCTTTTTTGCGAACAAATGCCATTCCAGACACATAGTCCCATATTTAATCTTATTAGGCATAATCATAATTAAATTGTTTTTAGATATAATTTGATTTGCTTTCAAATACAAGTCTGTTATGTGTTATACCTAATTAGAATATAAATTAAACATAAAGGAAACATATAATGATAGCATTGCTAGAAGATTTTGATAATTTAGATACCACTATGATAAATAGAGATCGTCTGCGGTATTTAAAAGACAAATATAATTTTACGATGGAAGATGTTATTAAATACTCTTTTAAAAAGAATGAATTTTTAACCAAAAAATCTCAAATCTCAAAGCTAGTAAATAAATCTCCTGATTCTCCTAGAAATTTTGATGTTTTAGAACTTAGCACTTTATTAGCAAAATTCATTAATGATAAAAAATATAATTCAGAAGCTTATTACGCTCCAGGATATTTTCTAGCAAGTGATGTAGAAATAAAGGTTGTGGCACAGCTTTATGAGGGAACATTAAATGCTATTCCAACAGCTAATCAGTACACAGTTAATTGTAGGAGTTACTATTTAGGACATGTTTGTTTTGTACACAAAGGCGGTGCAACTGATGGAAAATATATTATTTATAATCCCACAAAAAAAGTTGAGCCAAATGCTCATTATCGTCTGGCAGTGGGGGAAGAAAAAAAAACCCAGCGACTAATCTATGGCATGGCGATCCCTAAAGATAATAATAAATTTGAAGTTTGGGGATATGATGTTGTCCAAAACAAAAAAACGAATCAGTTGCATGACAATATAGATTTTAAATGGCTACAAAGAAGTTCTGCTAGTGGTTATTTGAAAAAGGTTAAAAAAAGCTAATATTAACCAAGTTGTTGATAGGTAACAACCCTGTTGACATAAAGTTATTTTTGTATTATTTCTCTGTTTATGAGAATCATAGCTGATTGTTACAAAAAATTTAATATTAAAAATACTTCGGTATCTGCCAATAAAAATCCTCATCACATTCGTACCTTACAAAAACATTTTTTAACCTCAGAACAAAACAGAAATTGTACTAATGCTTCTTTACACTTTGGAACTGTCTGCCATCAAATTGTACAAAAAAGTTTTGCAGAAAATATTTCAATAGAAGAAGCAATTGAGCTGATTGAAAAAGATCCAAAAGTTTTTACAAAATTAAATAATTATACTCCACACAATGAAAAAGATGGAATGAAAGCAAAATTTATTATTAAATTTATAAAAGAAATTTGTAATAACCATTTATTAAATCTGAAAGAATTACCTAAACAAAAATGGAAAGTGGAACAGGAAATGACAACCTGGCTACCCAATGTAAATATTTATTTTAGAATGTTTATTGATCTTGCTGGGGAAACTCATTTGAATGATTTAAAAAATAAATTTGTAACTGTAAAATATGCTCCACTAAAAAAAACAGCAACCAAAGACAACCCTAATAGAATTGGCGATTATGTTTGTAGCTTTCCCAAATTGGACACAAATAAAGTTTTTACCACTGACCTCATGCAAATGGCACTGTACTTTTATTCATCTGGATTAAAACCAACCTTGAGTTATGCAACTGCCAATGATCGTATGTTATTTACGGAAGAGAATTGTGAAGAATTAAAACCTAAAAATCTTGCAGAAAAATTAAAAGAATTAACAGCTTATGAAATTGCATGGGAGAAAAAATTAAAAGCAGCCGATGGAAGTTTAGAAGAATTAATGTGGTTATGTCCACCAGATTTTAGTGAAATTAAGAAAAAAACTTTTTGGTATCAAGGCATACCCCAAGAATATTTAGATGATTATGTAAATTTTTATTTAAACCCAAAGGAGCAAACAATATGAAAATATCAGAGCATTTAGATTATGTCGTATTTTTTATTTTAGGTATTGGATTTGGAATGTACCTATCTTTAATTTTAATAGGAGTTTTATGAAAGATAACTATTTATTAAAAAAAACTAAAGAGCAGCTTACAGAAATTATTTATTTCTTATCTAACGAATTGCAAAAAATGAAAATTGAAAAAGCATTATCAACCAAGAAAAAAACAGAGGAGAGCAATGTCAGCAGAAACTAAATTAAATTTAATTGACGCAATTAAAAAATTTAAAAGTGAATTAAATGATTCTAGCTATGTGCGACTGGGTGCAAAAGGAAATTACATTACAGTAGGCTATAGAATTAATCATGTAAGAAATTTTTTTGGAGAACGACTATCTATTCAAACAGAAAGCATAGAGCTTTCTAATGGCTCACACAAATTTAAAGCTTACATATATCTTGACGACAGGCTCATAAGCACTGGGGAAAGTAAGCAAATGAAAAATGCTGATAAAGAATTTGAAAAACAAAATACTGTTTCAATTGGTAGAGCTTTAAGTTTCTTAGGATTTATGGGAGATGAGATTGCAACCGCAGAAGAAATGGAGCAGTTTTTACAAACCAACAAACAAAAGCCTAGCACTGAGTCTAGCAATGTAAATTTAGAATCTGAAGATTCCGACTCTAAAGTAAATGAAATTATCCAGGACATAGAGAAATGCAAAAGTTCTATTAACCCTCATGTCTTAGAAACTAATCTTGAACAAATCCATTCAAGAAATAAAGATTTTTTACTTCAATTACAAATAGAAGATCCTGAGTCTTTTCATATAATTGAGGAAAAAGAGAACACACTAAAGCAACAAATGAGGAGCAAATAAAAATGGAAGAAAACAAAGACAATAACTTTGATAACTCTATTGCATTGTGGCAAAGGGAGAAACGCAAAGATGACCAAGCTGGAAAGAAATATCCTAACTATACTGGATCATTAACTGTTAATGGAAAAAAACTTAATGTTTCTGTTTGGGTTAATACTGACAGAAAAGAAGGAGGTCAGCAGCCGATTATGAGTGGCAAAATTCAAGAGCCTATGCAAAAGAAAACTGAGGAGATCCCATTTTAATGAGCAAAGATCCTATCAATCCTCCTCATTATCAAAACAATCTGCAAACTTGTGATGCCATATTAAGTCAATTGACTGATGAGGAGAAGTTAGGATTTTTGAAAGGACAAATTGCAAAATATGTTTTCCGATTTGGAAAAAAAAATGTTCCTACTGTAACACAGGCGATGGAAGATATAAAAAAATCTATGTGGTATTCTACTAAACTTTATAATCTTTTGGATTCATTTAATAAAGACGGAAAAAAATTTCAATATTTTGATGGTACAGATCAAACTAATGTAACTAATTTTAACAAGAAGAAAAAATGATAAAAGAATATATTTACTATTCCCCAATTAAGAAAACTGTCTTAGAATTTATTGTAAAATTTATTGACAAGAATCAATTCTCTCCGACCTATTTGGAAATTGCCAAAGGGGTCAAATCAGTTACTTCAGAAAAAAATATTACCAAAGCTAGAGCTGCTAAGATTTGTAAAGATTTAGTGGATCTAGGATTGCTACAAAAAAGTAATACTCAAAGTCATAGAAAAGTAATTATTGATTCTGCTATCATAGCAAAAGTGGATTCAATTCAACTAAACAAAGGATATGTTAAAGATGAATTTTGTAAAACTATATAACTATGATGTGGAAATTCAATTTCAAGAAATTTTTGAGGATGTTGAAACAGCAGCTAATCAAAAGTCGCCTGGCAAAAATGCAAGGTGTAACCTGCTCTCTGCAAACTTTAAGGGAGCATCTGTTAAAACTAATGGAGCAAATGATAATAGATCCGAAAAAACTTCGGCAGTTGGAGGAGCAATCAAATAAATATGCAAACTTGTTAGCAAGTCATAAATTGAAGTGCTACAAATATCAGGCAAAGATTGCAAAAGTATTTGAACAAATCCAAACTGAAGAGCTAAAAAAACAGCCTACTTTTTAAATAAAAAAAGTGGTGCAACTGAAAGGCGATTTTTACATAAGGATATTATTTGCTCAAATGAAAGGGAACTATGAACATAAAGTTTAGCATGGCTGACAAAATTATTGGTCAAAGAATTAGAAAGAAAAGAAAAGAATTAAAAATTTCACAAATGAAGTTGGCTGATAAAATTAATGTTACCTTCCAACAAATACAAAAATACGAATCAGGAAACAATAAAACATTTTCCATTAGACTTTTACAAATAGCTGAAGCTTTAAATACTGACATTACATATTTTGTGCAGGGGATAAAGTTTCAAGAACAGAATTACACAGGAGATTTACCTTCCTCTGTGATAGCTGAAGATTCAGCTTTGCAAATGGTAAAAAATATTAATAGTGTCTAACTATTAAGTTGCTAGTGTGGTGGGGGTTTTTTTACCTTTAACCCCCACTTTCTAATAGGTCTTATTTAAATAATCTAAATACCGATCTTCGTCTTTTGGGTTGTACCTAGCAATATAATTTTCATAAATAAAATTAATATCCTTATCTCCAAAATCCCTAGCAAAATCTAAGGGGTTATCATATTTCTTAGAATATCCCCAATATGAGGCTGTAAAGTGCCTAAAGAAATAGGTTTTACGATCCACCGGTAGCTTATCTATATTACATTTTTTTAAAGCTTTATTGAGTTGCTGAGTCATCACAGACAAGCAGACAGGTTTTTTTTCTGAATTTAAAAATAAAGCATCTTGGTGTTCAGGCAAGGTTTGGACATGAGCTTTAATTTCATCAATCAAAGTATTGCTAATATATACTCTTCTTACTCCTGCTGGTGTTTTTGTACCCTTCCATTCCTTTTTTGAACCTATTGCACTACTAATTTGAATATAAGGATTGTTATTTAAAAACCTTAAATCATCTTTTTTTAAAGCTCTAGCCTCACTAGGCCTACAAGCGGTTTGGAACATAATATTGTACATAATTTTAACTTGCTTATCTGCAACATTATTAATAATATTTTGAACTTTATCATTACTCCAAACATCAAAATTAATATCATAAACTTTCTTTTTAGGTATTTCAAAATCTTTTAAATAATCTTGAGATTTAAAAACATTTGTTTTGATGTCACCTGGAACATGGACTTCATAAATGTTTTTAAAAGCATTAAATATTTTTCTTTTGGTTTGGTTGTTGACATTGCTTTTAACATTTAAGTTTGCCAACCAATCACAGATAAATTGCTCATCTATGGTTCTTAAATCTAAGGGTGCTTTTCTTTGTATATAATTTTTATAAAAGGTTTTATGATTTTTTAAATATGAACTGCTTTTTGTTTTGCTACATATTTTTTGGTAAAGTTTTGAACAGTATTTATCGTTGGACTCATCTAACCAAAGAGGGTATTTACTGATTACATTTGTAATTCTTTTTGCAATACCTTCAGCTTGTTCTTTTAAAAAATCTTTGTTTTTAGATTGCTTAAATTTTCTTACTCCCTTTTCATTTACATACTCAAACCGCCAAGATTTTGTAATAGAGCCATCTGTATTTTTCTTTTTTTTTAACAATAGTTCAGTCATTAGTACCTTCCTTTTTGTGTTTATCTTATGTTGCTACTATATATAACATACTTGCCATAATCAATACCTTGATGTTATCTTAAAATTATCAACCAAAAGTTATCCAAAAGTTATCGCCCAACAGGAGAGTGCTGTAAAATAAGCCAATGAAATAGCCATTTTATTACAGGCAAAAAAAAAGGGGTTTTAGAGATATAATTTTTTATATCTCTAAAACCTATTGGGTTTTCCTAGCTTATTTGCACATTTAAAATCTAACTGCTTAAACACCCATTGATTTGTAATCAAGTTTTTGTCAAAGCAAAGGTTAAATAAATGTGTATTAACAGT